CTTATCTAATAGATGATGGTTAGGTTGAATAAACAAATGGTTATTTAGGATATTACCTATAACCAGATACTTAAGCTTACCATGTTTATTGATATAAGCTATACTAACTGGAACTTTCTTTTCAGTTATCAGATTACTCATTTCTCTAACTGCAATATCAAGTTCCTTTTGGTCCTCTACAATTACTATGATATGTTTCATCTCTTGATTATTTTAACTAAATACTTTTTAACAGAAGTACATAATATACTCCTTCCAGAAAATAATAAATTAGCTGTGAATGATACCTCATTCACTTTTCCCTGAGGATTAATATAACCAACCCTAACTATGGATTCTCTGTAATTTTTTATATATAACTCTATATAATATACTTCATAACTTAATTGTTTATACTGGAGTATCTTTTCATTTAATCTAGTGGTTGAAATATTATAATCACTAATATTTATATAGTTATTAGGAATACTTTCTACTTGAATTGAAACAGGTACTCCATTAGGAGTACCTGTATACCTTGAGATTGGTTCCCAATTTCCTTTATGAAATACCAAATCCCCGAAGAATGTATTTATTACTACTGTTATATTTATCATTTTCTTTTACCTTTAATTAAACGAGATATTACTGACTGCACTAAAAACATAGGCATAATTATCCATACTGATAAAAATATAATAAATGGTTTTAAACTATTATTCAAATTACCTTTTAAATTATGGTAAAATACTACTGAGATAGGTAATACTATTATATAGATTACCATAATTATTTTCCAAACTGTGCACATAAGTTGTTTAATTTATTTATTTTCTGATAGATTTTAATAATTGCTTTTGCTTCCTCTGGATTCATATAATCCAAATCCATTACTGCCAATTTTAATTTTGCTATTTCAGGATATAACTTCTTTTTCATCATGAATGAATTATATATATCCATAGTAACTGAATCCTTTTTCCAAACCCTTGAAACTTTTTTATCAATTCTTGGATAAAACTGCTCGTTATTAGGATGTCTAGAAACTAATACATTATTTTTTAATGTAGCAGTCTTATTTTTTCTATCTATACTAACTACTGAAGTTAACTCCATAATTGTCTTACAGTCAAAATAAATGACCTCATCGCCAATCTCTAATCTGTTTTTTAATAGTTTATCCATATTATTCTATTTTTATTATAATTATTAATTCTATTGCAAAGATAATAAATTTATTTCATTTATAAAAATTATCAAATAACTTTTTTACAATTTGCTGAGGTATAAGGTTTTTAGTTCCAATCAGGGGTTTATTGTTATTAATAGCAAATATCCTACATAAAGTCAAATCGCATTCATCTAGTAAAATTGCATTAGTACAGAAGTGACCTTCCTTGAATAATATCTCTGGTATATTACCTTCACTATATTTAGGTAATCTATATATAGTTCCATTTTCTCTTAATACTAATCTATTAAAGGGATCAGTATCATAAGTAATATTGGGATTATCTAATAATGTATAATGCTGATTATTAATTATCAAGGAAACAATATTATTTTCTGGTCTTTCTGTTAAATCCATAATGGATTGATACATCCAATATGCACAACTAAAACATAAATTACCATTCTTCATATTGTCATGTATGCTTTTTAGCATATATTTTGATATACCAAAACCAAATGAATTTTCTTTAATAGGTATATTTAACACCTCTGAATTACATATAGAACATCTCATAATATAAATATAAAAATTATTAATACATATTAATTAATAGCTTCTAGTATAAATGTATATACTGGCAATACTCCATACCATATTAATATAGGTATATTAAAATTTAAACATTATGGCAAATAGAAAACAAATTGAATTTGCTAAGAAAGTATTCTTAGCAGCTAAGGAATCAAAAAAAGGTTTCAGTCCTATCTTTACAACTGCTCAAGCTTGTTTAGAAACTGGTTGGGGATCTAGAACTGTTGGTAAGTTTAACATATTTGGTATAACAAAAGGTTCTTGGACTGGTAAAACAGTTCTTATACTAACTAAAGAGTACTTTAGAATACCAAATAAGAAGTTTGTAGAACCTGAGAAAGTAATATCAGTATCAAAACTGTCTCCAGTTAAGTATAAGTATACTGTTATGAGGTTATTCAGGGAGTATAATTCACTAACTGAAGCTTTAGAAGACCATGAGAAGATTTTTGAGAAGTCAATGTATAGTGATGCTTATCAATATAGGAGTAATCCATTAGTATTTGCTAGTAAAATATGTGATGCTCATGGAGCACGGTATGCTACCTCTCCATATTATTATAATACTCTTAGAAAAATCATCATTCAGATAACTAATTTGTCTAAAAATTGGTAAAAATGAATAAAAATCTATCATTTTTGGGAATATGTGCTGGTCAGGGAGCACTATTATTCCCTTTTAGACGTAATTTACTAGCAAATATTGAGTGTAGAGGAGTTTTTCACACTAAAAATGAAGAACAATGGCATCTAAATTTCGGTAATATACCCTTTTTAAAGGATGATTTACCGGATAATTTACATCCAGATGTGATAATTTCATCCCCAGATTGTGGAGCAAGTTCAATTATGAGACTATCTAAAGTGAAAGAATTAGGTGACCCAGCTAAAAATAAATCCCTAAATTTAGTAATAAAAGGCATCATAAAATATGAACCTAAGATATTTTTCATAGAAAATTTACCAAGATTAATAAGTTTGATACCAATAAAATTATTTACAGATCTATTTATGGACTACCAATTAGTATTTCATACTAATAGAGCTTCAGATTTTGGAAATTCACAAGTATCAAGGAAAAGATTAATAATTATTGGTATAAATAAAAAGAGTAAGAGTTACTTAAATAAGTTTAATAATGTTTTCCCAGTTAATAAGGTTAAACTTACTAGAAACTTACTAGAAGAGCCCCATGGGCAAAATTATATGATTCCAATGAATAAAGTTTTAGCAATGTATGATTATAGGAAATTACCTAAAAAGGTTAATCTGAATGTTGGAGAAATTAAGGAACTTTGGAATACCTGTTTTATTCATGAAAATAAGTGGCCTATCAAAACTGAAAAAATGAAAACTCTACCGGGAGTGTATAGGTTAAAAAGTGATTCTACACCATTGACTCTCAGACCTGCAGATAGACAGTTTAGACCGGATGGACTTCCATTGGGAATATTAGATTTCAAAAATATTCAAGGATTTCCTAAACGATTTCATATCTATATGGATAAGTCTAACTATTTATATTGGTTGAATAAGGCAAGGTATACAATAGCTAAAGGGGCAATCTATGAAATGGGTATTTGGTTCAAAAAATGTTTACAAAACTAAGGTACATTTATGAAATCCTATTAATTTCCTTAAATTCCTGGATAGCTGTTTTTGAGATACGCCTTATTCTTTAGGAGAAACTTTTTTTTCCTTTATATATTTCCTTTTTTTGAAAAGGTAATTTCTTGTTCGTTCCTCACAAGAAAAGTATTATCATTTCCTACAGAAATGATAATACAAAAAGATATAAGAAAAAAATTTTCCTAACTGAACACTAAGAATATTCTAGATACTATTAACATTTGAATACAAAAATATTTAACATCAAGACTACGGTTACAATATATACATGGCAAAATTAAATTTACAGCAAACAAAATCTGGATTAACCAGAGAAGAACTTTATAATCTGCAAAGAGTTATTGTAGATGTGTATTTCTTCTCTTGCTTCATAAAAGTAGTACATCCAGTAAGAGGTAAAGTTCCTTTCAATCTTTATCCATATCAGAAAGCTGTTCTTTATTGTTTTGTAAAACATAGATTCAATATAATCCTCAAATTCAGGCAAGCTGGAATTACAGAATTAATTTCTATGTATTGTTTATGGCTTGCTATGTATCATCCTAACAAGAAGATAAACATTATCTCCATTAAGGATAGAACAGCTAAGAAGGTTCTAAAGAAAATCAAATACATGTATAAGAATCTTCCATGGTATTTACAAGTACCAATCATCAATGGAAGGTCTGGAGAATTTGGTTCTTCTTCTATCATGGAATTTGATAATGGGTCATTTATTGAATCAGTACCTACATCATCAGAAGCTGGACGTTCAGAATCATTATCATTATTGGTAATTGATGAAGCTGCTATCGTAAGATGGGCTCCCCAAATTTGGGCTGCTGCATTCCCTACTCTTTCTACTGGAGGTTCTGCAATTATTAATTCTACTCCATACGGTATTGGAGGATTCTTTCACTCTACTTGGGTTAATGCAATGAGTGGAGGTAATCTATTTAATCCTATAAGATTATACTGGAGAATGCACCCAGAAAGGGATGACCATTGGTATAATATCATGGCTTCCTCATTGGGTCCCAGAAGAACTGCTCAGGAAATTGATGGTGACTTTCTATCTTCAGGTTCTACTGTATTTGATATTGCAGATATAAAAGATATTGAAGATAACTTATCAGAATATCCTGCTCTCATTAAAAGGTTCAATGGTCAATATAGGCAATTTAATAAACCAGAGCCTGAGAAACATTATTTTATTGGTGCAGATGTTTCTACTGGTAGGTCTACTGACTATTCCTCATTTACTTGTATGGACACTTCTGGAGAAGAACAAGCAATCTTCAAAGGAAAAATACCAATTGATAAGTATGCCAAGTTACTTGGAGATACTGGTAAACTATTTAATAATGCAGTATTAGCTCCTGAATCAAATGATATTGGTTTAGCAGTAACTTCTTATTTACAAACTGAAGGATATCCTAATCTTTATTACTATCAGAAAATGGTAAAAAAGAAAGGTGAATCTAGACCAGAAATGGAAAAATCTCCAGGATGGTTAACTACTAATAAAACTAGACCAGTAATTATAAACGGTTTGGAAGAGGATGTTAGAAATGATGTATGCTTAATTAAAGATCCATTCTTTGTTCAGGAAGCCTATACTTTTATATATGATTCACTGGGTAGACCAGTAGCAATGGGTAAACATAATAACAATAATAACTCCATTGAAGAGGATTTGGAAAATGAGGTATATGCAGATGATGATATAATGGGTAAAGCCATTTGTAATCATATACGTAAGAGTAAACCTAACGTTATAGTAAATCCAATATAATTATGAAACTAAGGAATATATTCAAAAGAAAAACTAAAATAACTGCAGCAGCAACTCCCAATACTAAAAAATCTAAGGTTACAGGAATTGCTCCAGGTAGGGTATCTACTCCAGATGACCCTACTAACTTTATTTATGCTATGAAAGGATTTACTCAATTAGTAGATCCTTCTTTTCGTGTTGAAGTAATACAAATATTAAGGGACCTTTATAAGATTAACCCAGATGTTTCTATTGCTCTACAAGACATGTTTAAACTTGCCAATACTGGACATATAATTACTTTCCCTAATAATACTGATGCAGAAGCAGAAAAAATGAGGAACCATATAAGGGATGCCTCTAAAAATTGGTCTCAATATACTGCAGGTATAGATGGGTTAGTAAATAAAATGATAGTACAGTTAATAATTTCTGGAGCTATCTCAGTAGAAGCTGTACCTAATCAAAATTTAGATGGCCTAGATACTATCCTATTTGTAAAACCAGATAATATAAGATTTAAAAGGGAAAATAATGGTGTTTATAAACCATATCAAAGAAATACTAATTTTCTTGCAAAACAACAGGATTATATACCATTAAATCCTCTAACTTATGTATATGCTGGTATGTATAATGATACTGATGAACCTTATGGAATACCTTTATTTATGGCTTCTCTAGATTCATTGAAAGGCCAACATGATATGAAGATAAACTTCAAACATATCATGGAACAAGTTGGAATGCTTGGATTTTTAGAGGCTAAAGTTGCTAAACCAAGTCAAAAAGGTGGAGAATCAGAAAATGCTTATGCCAATCGATTAACTAATAATCTTAAAAACCTTAAGACTAATTTAGTTGAGGGTATGAAGGATGGAGTAGTTACTGGTTATATTGATGATTATGATTTTAAACTAAATTCTACTACTAAGGAATTAGGTAATATAGATAAAGTTTGGTCCATGAATCAACAATCAGTTGCAAATGGTCTTGGAGTAAATGGTGGTATAATTGGAGTAAATGCTAATACTTCTGATACTGGAAGTAGTATTATGTTATCTAAGATGATTAGCCAATTAAAGATAATTCAGAAAATAGTTGGTTATGTACTAGATTTTATATACTCATTAGATTTAAGGTTAGCAGGATTTAATAATAAGGGTATAAGAATAACTTGGTCTTCAACTACAGTTGCTGATGATGTAAAGGTTCAACAAGCTCTACAATATAAAATTCAAAACCTTAATTATTTATATAATGCAGGTATTATATCTCAATCTCAATATGCTTGGGAAATGGGTTATGATTCTCCAGACCAAAAGAAACCAAGGGTAATGTCTGGGCAATCTAATGATCCACAAGAAGCTACAAAGAAAGACCAAAGGCAAGGAGATAAAAATCAATCTGCAAGAAGGACTAGAGATAAAAATAATCCTAATCCTAAAAGAGGAGACCAAGATACAAGAACAAGATAAATCTAAATTTTTATAAATATGGTAAAGATTTTACATAAAAACCAATCCCATACTGATAGTATGGTAATTGGTCAAGGTCATACACTTATGACTGGTTCATTACCAAAAGGAGTAAAACCAAAATCCTTTTCTGAAAATTATTATAAGTTAACTAAACCTAATAAGGAATCAATCCAAAAATTAGGTCTTTTTGGTAGTGATATAGATTATAATGTATATTATCCAGATTTAAAAGCTGAAGACTTAAAACCCTCTGAAAGTGAATTTATAACTCCTATATTCAGGTTGTTATCTGCTACAATAGTTTCTAAAAACTGGTGTCCTACAGATTTTAGTCAGCCTGGAGTTATAAAGGATTCCATGAAATATATGCTTGGACAGACTGTTAATTGTGACCATTCCACTGATATTGGTAATGCTATAGGTTCTGTATCAGAAGTCATGTGGCAGGACCCATATGAAATTGATGGTGGTATAGTTATACCAGGTGGAATGAATGGAGTTCTTAAAATTGATGGTAAAGCAAATCCAAGAATAGCTAGAGGTATTATGATGGACCCTCCATCAGTACACTCAAACAGTGTTACAGTACAATTTAAATGGGATAAATCAGACCCCAATCTGGATGATGATGAGTTTTATACTAAACTTGGTACTTATGATGCTGATGGTAATCTTATTAGAAGGGTAGTTACTGAAGTTGTAAGATATTTAGAAACTTCATTAGTATCACATGGAGCAGATGCTTTTGCCCAAAAGATTGGAAAAGATGGTAAAATAATTAATCCTCAATATGCCCAAAGAACTTATGATTCATATAAGGATTATGAGGAAGATAAAGTAAAGAACTTTTACTTTTCAGATATCAAGAATGATATAAATTCATTTAACGATACTCCTGTTAATAATAATGATAAGAACAATCTCACACAAAAAAATAAAAGTATGAATGAAGAATTAAAACAATTTTTGGAAAAACTTTTTGGTGATAATATGCTTACACTAGCTGAAGGCCAAGAAATCACTCAAGAAAATGTTATTTCCTGTATTCAAACTATGACTGCAGAAAATAAGGAACTTAATGTTAAAGTAGGTAATCTTACTACTGAAACTAAAACCCTTGCTGAACAGATTAAGAATAAGGATACTAAAATTGCAGAACTTACTGAGGCTGCTAAAGTTGGTAATGATTATATACAATCATTACGTGATAGTACTATAGAAAAGTATTCTAAATTAATGGGTGATAAGAAAGATGAAGCAATCATCAAAATGATGAAAGCTGAAACTACTGGTGTTAGTACTTTAATTTCTCTTAATAAGGATTACACTGAGAGATTGGAAGAGAAATTCCCCTTGAAATGTAATAAATGTGGTTCTTCTGATGTATCAAGGGCTTCTTCAGTAAAAGAAGATGAAGATACTACTAAAAATTCAGAAGAGTCTGAACAAGTAAAAGATACTCAGTCTGTATTACAACACATGTATCATGATAGTATAACTAAAAATAAATAAAAATTATGGAAGATACTCCTTTGAATTTGATTGGAGAAAAAACTCCAAGAACTGTGATTTATAAGTCTGAATCACATAAGTTATGTCAAGCATTCTCTGTAGTAGCTGGTAAAACAGTTAAACAAGGTCAACCAGTAAAACTAAGTACTAATGGTCTTATAGAACCTTATACTGGGGCTGAAGGAGAAATATATTTGGGAATTGCCATTACTAATTCAGTAACTCCTGCTTATGCAGCTCAAGCTAATTTGCCATCTGAAGTAACAGTAATGGTAAGTGGATTTATGATTTGTAATTGGGTTTCTGGAGCAGTCCTAAATGCTGGATATGTACAACCTGATGGTAC